ATACTAATCCTTATGGTTTAACTCCTGAACAGCTTGCAAATTTACAAGGTATTCTTTCTTCTGGAACCTATACAGGTGCTGCAGGTGCTACAGGTGCTGCAGGTGCTACAGGTGCTACAGGTGCTACAGGTGCTACAGGTGCTACTGGACCAGCAGGAGAAAGTTACGATGATGCTGCTATACGAGCAATGATTGAGGCTAATAAAAAAGCTATAACTAAGCAACCTAAGTATGATGATAAAGCTATAAAAGATATGATTGCTGCAAATACTCAAGCTATTCAAGCAGGTCAATTTGATCCTTCACAAATACAAAAACAAATAAAAGCTCTTCAAAACCAACCCGGATTTGATTCTTCAGCTATAGAAAAACAAATTAAGGCTCTTCAAAACAGACCTGAATTTGATTCATCAGCTATAGAAGCCCAACTAAAAGATCTTCAAAATAGACCACAGTTTGATGCTTCAGCTCTTGAGGCTATGATTAAAGCCAATCAAGAAGCAATAGCTGCTGCAGGACAACAGAATACTGGAGCTTATGATCAAGACGCTGTTTCTGCACAAATACAAGCTGCTTTAGCAGGCTATCAACCTTCTTTTGATACTTCTCAGTTTGAAGAAAGATATACTCAATCTCAATCAGAACTTGAAGAGTTAAGAAAACAACTAGCTGCATTACAAGAAAACTATGGTCAAGCAGAAAACGGAGGAGGTAGTCCGACAAAAGATGATGAAGATATAGACGATACTTCAGACACACCTACTCCTCCTGAAAATCCTCAAATAGGAGATTCTTGGGAAGTTGATACTCCTTATGGATCCATGACTCTATATTGGAACGGTACAAATTGGACTCCAACTCCTCCTGAACCTACAGAAACAGATGAAGAAGAAGAGGAAGAGGATAACGATGATACTCCTACTGATGATGATGATGATGAGGATAAAGAAGAGGAAGAAACAAATAATTATCGACAATGGATTCCGGGAACTCCTGAATACGCACAAAGAACACAAGAACAATCTGCTGAAAGTAGAGAGTTAGTTCAAGCTGCTGCAGAAGGAAGAGTTCCTGCTGATGCAACAATTCCTGATGCTGTTCAGGTTGGTGGTTATCAAACAGACGCAGAAGGAAATCCAATATTAGACGAAGAAGGAAACCCTATACCTGTTGTAGCCGATGCAGACACAATGGAAATGGACAAAACAAAAAGAGCTAAAGCAAGAAAAGCAAAACTTCCTTCAGAAGAAAAAGTAGTAACAAAAAGAGCAGCGCCTACAGTAACAGCAGAAGAAGCAAAAGCAGCAAGATATACAGCAAAAGAAGTTGAAGAAAGTGTTATTATTGATCCAGCAACAAAAACACTTAGTCCTGAAGCTACAGCAGAATTAGGTGAAAAAGCACTTACTTTCTCTGCAAGCGGAGTTAGTTTTAGTCAAGAACAAAAAGATAGAGAAATTATAGATAGAGTTGTAGGAACTTTAGACGAGGAAGCAAAAGCAAAAGCAGTAAAAGTTGCAGGTACAACACTTCCTAAAGTATTAAGAGCTAAAAAACAATTAAGAAACGCAGGCTTATCTGAAGAAGATATTGATTTACTTGGTAATGATCCTTCAGCTTTAGAAGATCGTTTAATGGATTTTACAGAAGCTGAAAGAGGAATGGTAGGTAATCTTCCTGAAGAAGCTTTAGTTGGAAAACAAATAGAAAATCTACTTGAAGGAATGGAAAACGGTGAAGTTCCTATATGGGCTAGACCTGCTGTTGCTGCAGTTAATCAACTAATGGCTTCAAGAGGTTTGAGTGCTTCGACTGTAGGTAGAGATGCTTTATTTAATTCTATTATTCAAGCAGCAATGCCTATTGCTTCGCAAAATGCACAAACCATAAAAGAAGGTGCAATGCAGCAAATAAACATTGAAGCACAAGCAGAACAACAAAATGCTCAGATGGCTCAACAAAGAGCTATGACAAACTCAGAAAGAGTTTTTAATTTAAATATGGCACAATTTAATGCTGATCAACAAGTATCAATGTCTCGAAGTAAATTTTTACAAACGACAAGTTTAACAGAAGTAAGTAATGATCAACAAGCAGTTATGCAACAAGCCGTTAGCCAAGCACAGCTTGATGTTGCTAATCTTAACACACAAGAAAGACTTGCTGTTCAACGCTCACAAGCTTTTTTAGGTAGAGACATGGCTGAATTAAACAATGATCAACAAGCTAGAATGATGGTAGCAGAAAAAGAACATCAAAGAATATTAAGCAATCAAAGTGTTGTTAATGCCCAAAGACAATTTAACGCTGCTAACCGACAACAAGCTGATCAGTTTATGTCTAATCTAGCAGCACAAATAGATTTAAAAGAAGCACAAAGACTAGATTCTATGAAACAGTTTAATGCTAGTCAAAGAAACGCAGCAGAAGCTAGACGAGTTGGTATTGAAGCAGATATTAATAAAGCAAATGCTATGATGATTACACAAATATCTCAGTTTAATGCACAGCAAAGATTCAATAGAGAACAATGGAACACTGCAAATGCACAAGCTGTAGAGATGTCAAATGTAGAGTGGAGAAGAAAAGCAAATCTTGCGGACACTGCTGCACAGAATGCAATCAATCAACAAAATGCACAAAATGCTTTTGGTATGAGTATGCAAGGAATGTCTATGCTTTGGCAAGAAATGAGAGATCAAGCAGATTATTCATTTAAAGCTGCTGAGAACGAAGCAACTCGTAAGACACAGTTATTAGCTACAGCTTTAGGAAACGAAGGAGCAGGTTCTCAAGATAACTGGTCTTCTAATATTTCTGGTTTAATTAATAGTGTTTTAAATGCAACTTATGGAGCAAGCGCTAGTTATAATACTACTCCGGGAAGTGGTGGTGGAGCAGATAGATAGTAATAATTTTTACAGGAGAATAATTTAAAATGTTTAAAAAAATAGCTAAGTTTGTAAAACGAGGACTCAAAAAGGTCGGTAAGTTTTTCAAAAGAGCTTTCAAAAAAGTAGGTAAGTTTGTCGGTAAACTTGGTCCTGTAGGTATGTTAGGTATGATGTTAATTATGCCACAGTTAGGAGCTTGGTGGTCCGACTTTGGAGCATGGGCAAAAGAATTAACAGGACCTTTTGGTGGTTTAATGAAAGGAATACACGGTGCTGGAGAGTTTGTAGGAACTGCTGCCTCTAGTGTAACTGAAGGTATATCTAGTCTTATTAAATCAATTCCCGGAGTTGGAGATGCTTATCAAGGTTTTGAAACTTGGGCGCAAGAACAAATGAATAGCGCTAGAGACTTTTTAGGATTAGAAACAACTAAGCCGATACCTACAAAAGAAGTAACAATTGGTTCAGAAGATTTTAAATATACAACAGGCGATAAAACACTAAGAGAACAAATGGGTGATGTTGCAAGACAACAAGGAGTACCGGAAGAACTTATTGATGTTCCCGGAGCTTCTGAAAGATCATTGATGTCTCCACAACAAGACGTAACATTACAAAAGATAAGCACTCAAACAACAGATAGTCAACTTTTTGGAGGCAGGGGAACACCTAGTTTTGAGAGTCTTGATGATGTTAAAGGTTTTATAACACAAGCAGAAACAAGTGGTTATTCTTTTTCACCAGAAGAAATGAGTGTGTTAGAATCTGAAACTGTTCGTTTAGGAGGAGCTTCAACAGCTACTACAGGAACTAAATGGTACGACAAAGCTAAAAATATTTATGGCGGTATCGAAGCAACACGAGGAGTATTAGGAGAATTAGGAATAGGTGTAGAAGACTATGAACCTTATTATCAAGCTTATGTTGCTGATAACTATGTTCCTATGTATGAATCTGCTCAAGTTGATTGGACACAACAAGGTTATGCAGGAACTCCTACATATGGTATGGGCAATCAAAATTATTTACAATCTATATATGCTTCCTTCCAAACTGATCCTTATTATCAATGGATGGCAGAACAACAAACTAGGAGAGTTTAAGAAGACATGGCAAACTTAGAAAGAGAAGTTAAAAACCAAGAAATATTAGACTATCTTGGTCAAATGAATGGACCTACTCCGGGTCAAAGCTTAACAAATAGTCCTGATGAGCCTTATCCTTGGGAAAAACCTCCTGTACATACAAAGTTAAATGAAGCGCTGTATAGTTTATTTGATATGCTAACAGAAGAAGAAATGTATATTGATGTCGTTAGTGCAATTGGACAAGGTATGCCTATCATAAATTTAACAGAAGCTATATTAACCGATGGGTTTCAAAAAGGAGCATGGAATCCTGATTTAATGGTAACACTTATCGAGCCTACTATGTATATGCTTATGTCTATGGCTGAAAAAGCTGGAGTTAAATATCGTATAGACGAAGAAGACGATCCAGATATGGAAGAAGCAACACCTGAAGAAGAACTAGAAATGTTTAAAGGTTTAACTAAGATTGCTGAAGACAGAATAAGAGGAAATAAAAAACCAGCACAAGAAATGTTACCAAGAGAGATTGTAAAAGAAATTGAAAACATAGAAGTTCCAGAAAGCTTGTTAAGTAAAAAAGACGAACCTATGACAACAGAAACAAACAACAGTTTACTAGCACCGCCTAGTCAACAACAAGGAGTAATGTAAAATGGCATTAGGAGATTTTGATTCAAAACAATCATCTTTGGATTTTGGAATGTCTTTGTTAGGAGACAAAGAAGAAAGAGATAGAAGAGCTAGAAAAAAACAAAAGAAGATAAAAAATGTTAGTTATCTTTTAGGTGCTATTGGTGTTTCTGATATGTTTCTTGCGAATAAAGCAGCTAAAAAAGCAGACTTGTTTAAAGAAAGTTTAATATCTGAAAAAGCTTATGAATTAAATAAACAAGCTCAAGCCCAACAATTTTACGATGATAAATTAAAAGTTTTGTTACAAGACAATCCCGGTATAGATATGGAAAGCGCTGGTGTTTTTGATAAAGATGGTTCTTTATGGAATGCTATGGAAAAACTTATGGCTGCTGAAGTAAAAGGAAGTGCAAACATTGGAACAGCGACTACAGTAGAAGGAGCTAAACAATTCTCTGAGACTGAGTATCAAAAATTTATAGCTGAAACTAATAGACGAACAGAAAATGCAATCAAAACTTTACAAGCTCAATATCTAAAACATAAAGGATATATAGGCGAAACAGAAAAAATGATTGAGTCTCGTTACGAAGACATGATAAATCATGGTGTTCGAGATATAATGAGTGCTAAAAATACAAGCAGTATTCGTAAACTTCTTGGAAAGTTTAATATAATGAATGATATTAGCCCTGATTTAGAATTATTAGAAGATCGTGTTGCTGGTGGAGTTGGTAAGGTTTATATTAATAAAGATATTGTAAGAAGATATAGAAATAAAATATTAGAAAACACAGCTAATATAAAAGCTTATAATGATCAATTAGCAGGAATGAGTTTAAATTTACAAGAGATTCCTTTACAACCGCCTATTAAAAGTAAAAGACAAAGTGGAGACTTAAAAACTTTAAAACAAGAACATTCAAGAGCATATGATGAAAACAGAACAATCTTTGGTCAAATAGATGGTGAAGGAAAATATTTAGGAACATCAGAATCAGAAGCATGGGCAAGTGCTTATGGTAACGGAAATATTCCAGCAAATCCAAGAATAAGAAGATTAGATTCTGTAGAGGTTGACGGTGAAACACCGTTGGGTAATTTCCCTGATTTAGTTTCTGAAGATCCAGATACTATTCAAAATTTTTCTAATTTTTGGGATACTCTGTACGAACAAGAACAAGACCCCTCAATAGGAAATCAGAATAAACAAGATTTTATAGATGCATATGAAAGTAGATTATATTCTATTTTATCTTCTAAAGAAGTTCAAATAATTGGAGATGATGATTTTGATACAAGAATTATTTCTAAACCAGTTCCTACTGATGTAGATAGAGCAGAGGCAATTAGAGATACAATATTAAATGATGTAGGGTATGATTCTGAAACAAGTAAATATTTTATTAAGAAGCAAGAAAAAACTTTAAAGCCTTCTAATGTTCCACCAATTGACAATGAAGAACAAGTACAAGGAGAAAGCGGAAATATCTATGCGATAGATACATTAGAAAATGTTATACCTAGAATAGTAGAACAAGATGTTCCTGTTGCAGAAAAAATAAACTTAATAGAAAGCGCTAAAGAAGAGTTTTCAGAGTATAGTGAAATAATTGATTTATTTAACGAGCAGATAAATGAATTAGAAGACTCTGAATTATCAAAAGCATTAAGTTTTGCTTCTAACAAAAAAGCTTTAGAGCAGCAAAAAGAAGAAAGAGAAAGAAGAATAAGAATAGCCGAAGAAAATAAAAGAATAGCGGAGTCTCTTTCTTTAGAAAATGAAGAAGAAAACCAACAACAAAATGAAAGTCTTTTAGAAAAATATCCTTGGCTTGAAGATTAAAAAAGTATTATGTCAATACTGAAACTACAAAACTCAGATCCTTTTTTTTCTTTTATGGAAGAAAATGGTTTTATTGTCTCTCCAGAAATAGAGGAAGAAACAGAAGAAGAAAGACAGCAAAGGTTGGAAGAAGAAAGACAAGAAAGAATTAGATTAGAAGAAGAAAGGAAACAAATACAAGAGGAAGAACTTAAAAAAGCAGAAGAAGAAAAAATAAAACTTAAAGAACTTAATAGAAAAAAAACTAACTCTTTTACTTCTTTTGTTAAAGAAAATAATTTAGCTGTTACAGAAGTACAAAAAGATTTTAAATTTCCAAAACCAGTACCAACAGAAAAAGGCTCTGCTGTTTTATTAAAAAGAAAATTAGCTTATGGGGCTGCACAAGAACCTACTATTGCTGGTAATGTATATAGACTAGGAAAAGCTCGGTTAGAATCTTGGATGTCTAATAAGACATACAAACAAGCTGCTAGAGAAATAGAAGCCGAAAGACAAAAAGCAATCGCTATAAAATTTCCAGAACTCATAAATCAAGAAGAAGACGCTGCTATTCTAATGGGAAGAATGGGAGTAGCTATTGCTGATCCTGTTACTCTTTTTATTCCTTGGTTTAAAATAGCTAAAGCAGGTAAGTTAGCAACTACTGTTACTGGTGCTGGAGTTTCTGGAGTTGATATTGCTTTACGAGATGAAGCTTTGTATGGTGGAACTAATCCTACATCAGTAGGAATTGCAATGGCTTTAGGTGGAACAAGTTCATATATTAGCTCTTTAATATCTCCTATTACTAGAAAAACGGCTGATGAGTTTGTTGAGGTTACAGGAACTACAGGTAAAACCAACAGAAAAAAAGTTAATTTTAACAAAGAAAAAACTAACTTTAATCCTACGTCAGAACAAATTGATATGTTTGAAGAACTAGGACAAGAAGGAGCTATTCAAAACGCAAAACAAATTGCAAATATATTAGACCATAGTGATAATGCAGGATTAATTCATAATCAAATAGCTATTATTAGAGCAGAAAAACAATTATTATCAGACGACATAAAAAAACTAAATAATGAAATTAAAAGCCTTATATCAAAAGATAAATCAACTGAAGTAAGAGATAAGGCAAAAATAAGAATTAACGAACAAATTACTGCTAAAAATAAAGAGATAAATAAATTAACTTTAGAAATAGAACAAATTTATGTAGACAGATTACCACGAGAGTTTGCTGATATTGGATATACAAATTTTATTAACGCTTATAAAAAAGGAGTTTTGACTAAAGATTTTGCATCTGCTTTAATGCAGGAAACAGTTAGACCTTTTGTTGGAATGATAGGTGGTTTTGCAGTAGGAGTAACTACTGCTGACGAAGACGATACTATGAATTATGTTTATACTATGATGGGCATGGGTGCTTTTTTAGGTGGACTACAAAAGAAAATTCAAGTTTCTGATTTTAAAATTAAAAAAACTGATCCTGTCTTAGCTGAATATATTAACACAGGAGAAGATATATACAGAAAAACAGTATGGGCTGGTTTAAAAAGATTAACAGCAGGTACTCATTCAGCTAAATTACAATCTGGTGTAGAAGCAGTAAGAGATTTTGGTGCGAGAATGTTTAAGGTTCAAGGGGCTGGTATTAAAACTGGTGTTCCAATAAAAGAATCTGTAGAAGAATCTAAACAAATATCTTTAAACTATTGGACTTCTATTGCTTTACCAGAAATTATTGGAGATTATTCTATGGACACTGTTATGGCAGCAGGTCGTTTAGTTAATCAAAGAGGAATGAGAACTAATGCAAAACATTCTTTCTTAAAGGAGGGAGATCTTCAGAATTTTGAAGCAAGAGAACTAGCTAGTAAAATTATAAATATTACAGATGAATTTAAAAAATATACTAAATCAGTAGGTATAAATTTAAAGGAAGAAGATTTTTATGGTTTAACTCAGTTAGTAAAAAACCCTAACACCATAAGAGCTTTTAGAGATGATTTAAAAGAAGCATTTAAGATTCAATTTGTAAATGATCATAAAACAGGAAAGTTAAAATTTACAGACGGTAAGTGGGTTCATCAAAGAGATATAGGAAAAGAAAACATACCTAGAGATAGGCTTTATAGTAAAAAACAAATTGAAGATGCTTTAAAAGACGGTAAATGGTTAAATGAATGGGCAGAGAAACAAGCCAGAAATTATGTTAGAGGAGCATCTCAAGAAAGAAAAACATCTTTGTGGGCTTTAGATGAAACAGCAACTGTTAATGATCATCTTAGAAAAGGTAGTTTATTTAAGTCAAGAGGTGGAGAAGAAGAAAATTTAATTATAACTGCTGCTAGACATTTTGAAAATGAAAGAGTGTTGTATGATCAAGAAGCAAGAGCATTTATGGCAAGCAAAGATTTTTTTGAAGATGATCCTATAAATACTCTTCTTAATTTATTTGAGCAAACAATACCTGTTGCAGAATTTTCTAGGGTTTTTGGATCTAAAGGAGAGGGAATTAGACAAGTATTTCAAAATATAAACTCTCAAATAAGAAGAGGATCAGATAATATAAGTTTAGAAAATTTAGCAAAAAAACAAATAAAAGACGTTAAAGATTCTGTTGAAGCTTATTTTGGAATGTATGGAAAAATAGATGATTTTGGAGAAGGAGAACTTGCTAAAACTTTAGTTGCTTCTTTACAAGCAGTTTTATCTACCACAAAACTAACAAAAGTAGCCCTACCGAGTTTAGGAGATTTGATACAAACATATAAAAACAGTGGGTTTAAAGCTGCTGGTTTATCAGCAATTAGAAGATTTAATAGAGAAGAAAATTATATACCTTCTGAGTCTTTAGGTTTCAGAGCAAAAAGACCGCAACAAATAAAAGAAAAAGAAAGATATGGAGATGTTCTTTGGAATAACAGAAGATATAATGGTTTATTAGAACGAGAAATGAGAGCGTGGATGATTGAATCTAGTCAGAGTGGGGGTCTTGGACCTACAATACAAAGAGGATTATCTTCATATCAAAGGAAATTTTTTGAAATTGTTCAGCTAGGTCGTATAACTAGGTTTGCTAGAGAATATGCATTTGATGCAGGAGCAATACGAGCTTGGCAAATAGGTAAAGAAATAGGTGATAGCACTAATAAAGTTTCAAGAAAAATTCAAAAAGAATTAGATACATTAGGATTATCAGTAGATAATGCTCGTTATCTTAGCAAGTTTAAAAACATGAATGATATAGAAGGAGATAAACTAGGAGAAAGATTTATAAATCGAGCAGGAATGAAATCAGCAGATCGTGATGCTTTGATACCTACTGTTGGAAACAGAAGATTATTTTCGCAATCAAGAAACCCTACTGTTCGTTTCTTAGGAAGTTTTCTTTCTTGGGCGCAGGCAAAATCTAGTCAACTAAATTCGTTAGTATCTCGTGTAGAAAACGGAGATGCTGTTTTAGCTTTAAGAATGGCTTCGGCAATTCCTGTTTTTGGTGCTGTTCGTTATGCACAACTAGAGCTAAATCCTTCTTCTTCTTTTAAAAAAGATTCTATTGTGGCAGAAAGTAAATATATAAAAAACGAATTGAAACAACTTGGAGATGCTTTAATATTTTCAGCAGAAACAATGCCTTGGTATTTAGATAAAGTTGTTAATGAAGTTAGATATGATTATGGTAGCACTCCTGTTAGTGGTCTCGCTCCTGTTATAGAACTAATGGATCAATTCGCAAGCAGTGCTATGAATGTAGGCTTTAGTAGAGACAGTAAAGAACAAGTTAAAGCTTTATGGGGAACAAAAGGAATACTAGGAACAACCATTCCTTTTTATAAAGATTTTGAAAAATGGGTTGATCTTGAAAAGAGAATGCTTGGTGAGTATGTTTATCGAGGAGAAGAACTTGAAGAACAAGAAGAAGAAAGAGTTGATGATAAAACTAGATTTTTCAAAGGCGGTGAAGTCTCAGAAGAAAACCCTGTACCTAACGCTGCTCCAGAACCTTCTGAAAGAGTCAACCCTTATACTGGACAGCCTTACGAAGCTGAGATGGAACGTCTTGGTTTTAAAGACGGCTTACTCGTATCTATAGGTGTTGCTCCTGTATCAGAAAAACAAATAGACAAACTTAAAAAAGGTTTGAAAAAACGTAAAGCAATGCGAGAAGGAAGTTTAATAAAAAAAGCTATAAAAGATTATTTTAGAGTAGAAGAACTAAAACAAGAGATAAGAGAACGAGAAGGATTTAAAGAAGAAGCTTACAAGCCTGATCCTACAGAAGAACATTATACTATTGGTTATGGTTTTTATGATCCCAATATAAAAGAAAACGACAGAATGACAAGAGAAGAAGCTGAAGAAAGATTAGATAAAGAAGTAAACAAAAGAATAGAAAAAATTTATAAAGATATTCCCGGTATTATAAACTTTAGTCCAAGCGCACAGAAAGCTCTTTTTTCAGAAACTTACAGAGGATCATTAACAACCGAAGGTAGTCCTAAAACTATTGCTTTGATAAACGAAGGAAGATACATGGATGCAGGCAAAGAGTTTTTAAATAACGATGAATACAGAAATGCAGAAGCATTAGGTATTCCCGGAATCAGACCACGTATGGAAGCAGTTAGAGATGAGCTATTTAAAATGGATGCTGGTTTTCAAAAACAACAATCTGATTTTTATCAAAGCGTAGTTCCTTACGGACAACAATAAACATATTAAATAACACTTGACAAAACTTAAAAAGGACACTATACTATGTTACTGTACACAGAAGACCAATTAGAAAGTGCTTACGAAATTTATAGAACTCATCAAGCCAGACAAGACTTAGGCTTTATGAGCTTAGAACATTTTCGATTATTCTATGAACAACTGGCTGAAGAAGTCTTAACAGGTGACATAGAGGAGAGTTATGGTGGGTTTTCCATTTGAGATAATTACGATGCTTGGCTCTACTTTGCTAAGTAGTTTGCTAAGTATATGGTCGCAAAGCAGAAAAGCCAAGGCTGACGAACAACAGCTTCTAATAACTAGAGGTGAGTTTCAACTACAAGCCATAGAAGCTGCAAGAAACGTACAAGACAAAGGCTTTACATTTACTAGAAGATTAATTGCCTTAACTTCTATATTTTCAATTATTGTGTTGCCTAAGTTGGTTGCTGTATATGCGCCAGAAGTCTCAGTGACTGTAGGATATACTAATTGGCTGCCGGGATTTTTGTTCTTTAGAGAAGGTAGAGAGGTTTTTGAATGGATTACTTTTCAAGGTTTGGTAATAACGCAATTAGATACCAATTTAGTATCGGCTATAATTGGCATGTACTTTGGTGGTAGCCTAGTTAAGAAGTAGAGGAATGAATATGCAAAATCAAATGGGTGGCTTTCAAGGAGACATGGATAGGAACGAGGTCGAGATTGATCTTAATAAATTCATGGCACTCCTTCAAGAGAAGTCAGATTTAAAAGACAGAATAAGGGAACTTGAAGATGAGAAGAACGACAACCCTTATCAAAAATTTATATTTGTAGCAGAAGCAATAGACAGTTGGAGAATAATTCCAAGAGCTTTCTTAGGTGTCTATATGTATCTGTTATATTTTACAACATTTTGGTTTATGGACTTGCCTGAACCTAGCTTTGAACAGTCAGGATTGATTTCCATTGTTGTCGGAGCAGGCGCAGCTTGGTTTGGATTATATACAAACAGCCATAAGCCAGATAGTAAAAAAGACTAGAGGTAAAAACTAATGAGTTTAATATTATTTTTAATAATTATCGTTATGGGTATTATGTGGCATTGTGAGCCAAACATGATGCGAGACATGGTTGCTAAATCTAAAATTGTTTTAGAAAAAGCAAAAGTTCTTGCAGTTAAGTGTAAAAAATACGTAGCTGATACAATAGATTTGTTTAAGTATAAAGGATAATCTTTAGCTTAACAATAGGAGTCTCTTAGAACGCTCATATGGAGGTCTGAGAGGCATTTATAAACAGCATTCTTGCTTATAATAAGGAGAAGAAAAATGGTCAGAAAAAGAAATGACTTTTATGGAATGGTGGATTTTAGAGATCCAATATTCTCATCATTGTTTGTAGGATTTGATGGTCTTTTTAAGAACATGGCAGAGATGTCAGCAGGTTCTAAAAGCCTACCAAGTTATCCGCCTTACAATGTGCTTCAAGACGGAGATGATTACGTAATTGAAATCGCTCTGGCAGGCATCAATAAAAAAGATGTCGACATTACATTACAAGAAAGTACTTTAACAGTTTCTTATGAGTCTTCAGAAGACGAAGGAGATAACAAACTGTATAAAGGAATTGCACAACGCTCGTTCAAAAGACAATTCAATTTGTCTGAGGACATAGAGGTTGAAGGTGCAAACTTTGTTAATGGTATGTTAAATATTTTCTTGAAGAGAATCATTCCAGAAGAGAAGAAACCCAAAAAAATAAAAATAAAATAAAATGGAATACGATTTTGAAAGAAAATGGACAAGGGTGAATAAGGAATATCTTGCGACCTTAGTAGATGACTACAAAAGATATCGTTTTATGTTTCGTTTACTCTTTGCTTATTTAATTTTAGATGTCTTAATACATTTTGATTTATTGTCATAATGGCTGATGCATTTTGGTTGATTGCGGAGCTAGGATTACCGATAGCTGGTGGTTTAATCATGGCTTTCTTTATATTCTTAGTGATGAAACAACTTATGGAAAACCTTGTAAAAGAAATAAAAACTATACAAGGTATTTCAAAAATGCTGATAACTAGAGCAGCTACTATGAACAACGATATAATTCGCATTGATACTAGTGTTTCTTCAGCGCTTAACTTGCCTCCTGATTTAGACAGGATAGCAAGAGCAGAGAACTTTGTAGAAGATGGGAAGATAGATGCTAGGAGAGATTAGTGGGATTCGACATAGTTCAGATTGTTTCGGATTTTGGCTTTCCAGTAGTTATGGTAGTTGGTCTAGGCTATTTTGTTTATTTTGTTTGGCAAACTATAACAACAGTTATCAGTCCTGCAATAAAAGATATGAGTAAAACAATTATTAGATTAACAGACCAATTAAGATTGCTTGATCAAGACATGATCAGGCTACAACAAAAAGTAAATACTGCTCTGAGTTTACGAGAGCATGACGAAGAAAGTGAGAAGAAAAATTAGTATCAATTTAGCATCTTTTATTACAGGTATATTAATAATGTACTTGTGGAGTGCTGCCGTATTTGCAGATGAAATAGTTCATCAATTTAAAAGTCCTAGTTTTAATGGTGTTGCTACCTCTTCTCATTATTTAACTATTGATGAACAAGAAAAAACAAGAAGAGATGAAATTGCTCAAGAAATTGAAGATGCTTTAAAAGAAGCAGAACGTGAAGCGGAGAATACAACGCTTGCAAAATTTTTAAGAAACTTAGAATCAAGAATCTATTCACAATTATCAAGAGATATTGCTGAGTCTTTGTTTGATTCTGAGAAAGGAGGCATAGGCGGAGAGTTTGAATTAGAAGGAAGCATTATAAAATTTCTTAATGATGGAATTAATATAACATTAACAGTTATAGATGCAGATGGGAATGTAACTGAGATAGTGATACCTATTGGTATATTTGGAATATGTTCAGACGAGTGTGGTATTTAGTTTTTTTATTGCCACTGCTTTATAGTTGTGCAAGTTTTGCTCCTGTAGGACATACAGGATGTGCTAACTTTTTGGAGTGTGTTGAGAAACCAGAAATTGTAAGACCAACACAAGATAGATTAATTAACTTACCTGTTCCTAATCAGAAAGCTGTGGTGGCTGTTTACTCTTTTAAAGACTTAACAGGTCAAAGAAAGAGTTCACAAAAGATGGCATTGTTTAGTACAGCCGTAACTCAAGGAGCTGACAATTATCTTATTGACGCTTTAAGAAGTGCAGGCAAAGGCAGGTGGTTTGTTGTAGTAGAGAGAGCTGGGTTAGATGGTTTAACCAGAGAACGACAGCTTATTAAGAATACTAGACAAACTTACAACGGAGAAAAAGGAAATACTTTAAAACCTTTACTCTTTGCAGGGTTAATTATTGAGGGAGGAATCGTTCAATACGATACAAATATTGGAACAGGTGGAAACGGAGCAAGATATTTAGGTATAGGTTCTAATAATCAATGGAGAAGAGATGAGATTACAGTGTCATTAAGAGCTGTTCTTGTCCAAACTGGTGAGGTTATGATCAATACTATGGTTAGTAAAACAGTATTAAGCGCAGGAGTAAGCCGTGATGTGTTCCGTTTTATTGAAATGGGAACTGAGTTGGTTGAATTAGAAACAGGATATAGTCAGAACGAAGCAATGGGTTATGCGACACGATCTGCAATTGAGGAAGCTGTTTATTCTTTAATACAACAAGGTTTGGAACAACAATTATGGGATTTTAATTATGAAGAAGAAATTATTAATTAGTTTTATAGCGCTGTTTGTTGCTTCTGTAGGGTATGCTGGCAACAACGACATTTATATAACTCAATCAGGTACTGGTTTAACTATGAACATAGATCAAATCGGTGACACAAACAAAGTAGGTACTTCACAAACTAGAGCAACCTTCAGTGGAACTTCTATGACTGTGGATATTGACCAAGTAGGAGACAGCAACACGATGGCTGCCTCAGTAGCACAAGGTAACAGTACTTCATTTACTGCATCAACAACAGGAGATAGCAACACAACTACACTAGCTTTAGGTGCTACAGGAGATGTTGCTAATACTGATTTTGATTATGCTGCTACAGGTGACTCAAACACAGTAACCTTTACTCAGGGTGCAGACGCAACAGCAACTGCAGGTAATCAAGATATAGTAATAGCAGGAACCTCAAATAATTTAAACGCAAAATGCGAAGTTGTAGGCTGTATTAACAATTGGGATGTCGATGGAGACTCAAACGATATAGATACTACACAAACAGGAAACGCAGACCATTCAATTACAGCAGATATTACTGGTAGTACAAACGATATTGACATCGATCAAACAAATAGTACAGGTAGTACTTCGGGTGTAGTTGTCATAACAGCAACAACAAGCAATGGTACTATAGACATAGACCAATGCACAAGTGGCTGTTAATATTATTTCTTTTTATATCTAACGCATATTCTGAAATAGGTGAGATATCGGAACTTCGTGGTAACGGAGAGATTCTAAGACAATCAGGAGGAGATAAACTACTTGCAGAATTGGCATTGGATATTCTTTCTTATGATGATATACGGACAGGCAATGGTCGTATTGCTGTCAAGTTTATTGATGATTCTGTTATAAAACTTACAGAGCATTCAAAGATTGTTGTTGATGAATATATCTTTGATCCTGATCCATCTAAAAGTAAGCTTGCACTTAACATGGCTAGCGGTACAGCAAGATTCATTACAGGTGCATTAGGAAAGATAGATAAAAAAAATATTAGAATAAATACACCTAGTGCTACAGTAGCTATTAGAGGTACGGATTTCACGACAACAGTAGACGAACTAGGCAGATCTTTAGTAATTCTTTTACCGAATCCTGACGGAACTTCTTCAGGAGAAATCACAGTAGAGACAATGGCAGGCATAGAGGTTTTAAATAAACCTTATCAAGCAACAATGGTTAGTATGTCTGAAAGTCCTCCAACCAAACCAGTGACTTTGGTTAATATGTCATTGAATTTTATAGATAATCTTTTGATAATCAACCCACCAGATGAAGTTCAACAAGCTGTAGAAGAACAGTCTCAAAGTTCAAACAATGTACTTGACGTAGACTTATTAGAAGAAAATGATTTAGATGATAATGATCTTGACAAAGATGAGTTAGAAGAAGAGATAACAAGATTAGATATTGACTTCTTAGCGGTAGACTTTTTACAAGATCTATTAGAAATAATGGAGACAACAGCTTCAGGTAAAAAAGAAAAAGGAACAGACGGAGAACTAGACGGAGTACAACTAGAAGGAATTATACCTACCTTTGATCAGAATGCGCAAGTATATAGTTTTGTAGATGGAGAAGTTTTAACATTAGTGAGACAAGTAGAAAACACAGTTGACTTGGAACTTGACAAAGGTGGTGCATATAATATACAAATACTTTCTGCTGGAAAGTTAATAAATATAACAGTAAACGGAGGCGGAGAAAATGAGATTGTTATCAATCAGTCTGATTAGTTTATTTTGTTTTAGTCTCTATGCAGGAGACAACAGTGTTGAGGTAAGAACCAAAGGCAGTAACTCGTTAATACATATTGATCAAATAGGTAATGGAAACACTGCTAGAGTTTGGTGTGGTTTATCTCAGGGTAATTACACTACTCATAAATGCAAGAATGCAGAAATAGATATAGACCAAAACGGAACAAGTAATGTAGCAAGAGCATACAGTCAAGTCGCAAACCACACTGGAAACGAATACAAGATTGAACAAGATGGAAACGATAACTTTGGTTATATCGATGCAGACGATGACGGCAATGACATGGATATTGTACAAGACGGAAACAACAACGATGCTGAAATCTATATGCAAGGTGATAACAACATCTACTCCATAACACAAACTGGTGATGATAAAGAAGGAGAGATCAGAGCATTCGGTGATAATTCAAACTTCTCAATTACGCAATCAGGAAGCGGTGAACACTATGCCAAGATATATGCAAGCGGTTCTGCTGATAATAACGATGCAACAATAACACAAACAGGTAGTGGTGATCATTATATGAAATTAAATTTTTATACTGATGACTATAATGTAACTGCTAGTCAGTCTGGAGCAACAAACAAATCAATCACAGTAAATTATAATTGTGTTACAAACTGTAATAAAACAATAACGATTAATCAAAGTGATTAGAGTTAAACAACTATTTTGTTTGTTAGTATTATTGGCAATGCCTTTGGTATTCCAACCAACATTTTATCAAGTATTAAAACTTAAAACATTTGATGCGCTTGTAGAAGAAAGAGAGCCATCAAATTATTTTTCAATTCTAAACATAACTGAACAAGACGTAGCAGATGAAGGAGGCTATCCGCTTCCTCGTAAACGTCTAGCGGAGATACAAAATGAACTTATTAATCAAGGTGCGCTTGGTGTTGGTTGGGTTATATCCTTTCCTCAACCAGATCGTTTTGATGGTGACATTGCATTCGCAGAAAGTCTTTCATCTGCTCCGAGTATTCTAGCAACCTTTGAAAATGAGAATGGTACATATCCGTTAACAACAGGTACAGTTATTTTAGGTGAAGATCGTGGAGGCTTTCAAGCAAAAGGAGTTGTTGAGAACATACCAATACTAAGAGAGTCTGCATTTCAAGGTATCGCAGTAGCTCCTGCAGATGTAGATCAATTGGTCAGACGAATGCCTTTATTATTACGGACTCCCGATGGATGGGTATCTGCATATGGCACAGAAGTTTTAAAAGTATTGGCAGGTGCTGATACTTACGTGATAAAAACAAACGAGAATGGTATTCAAGAAGTAAGAGTCAAAGGAATACCTGCTGTACCCACAGATAGTCTTGGTCGTAAATGGATCAGTTGGGTAGATACTCCAGAGTTTTCTTTATCTGACATAAAAAGAACAGACTTAATTCAAAATCGTTTTGTATTTGTAGGTGTCACAGCTTTAGGAGTGATGCCTCAAATAGCCACACCTGCTGGGCTTTTAGAGCCTCACAAAATACAAGCAGCTTTATCTGAATCAATACTTATTCAAGACAGTCCATCTATTCCTGACTTTGCAATTTCAATAGAACTTTTAATGTTTGTTTTTGGTGTTCTTTTTGTTTGGGGAATGATTATATTGGCAGGCATAAACGTAGGTTTAATTCTTGTGTCAATGATGTTTGCTTTTACAATAGCAATGCAGTTTTATTTTGTAAGAACAGAAGGAATGTTACTTGACTTTACATGGTCTTTAATATCTCAATTCATTACAGCAAGCATTGCATTCTATATAAGATTCAGAGAACAATACAAACTAAGACAACAAATTAAAAAACAATTTGAACATTACTTAGATCCTAGACAAGTTAAAAGACTGCAAAGAAATCCTGATCTATTAAAACTAGGTGGAGAAAAAAGATATGCAACGTATCTGTTCACAGACGTAAGAGGTTTTACTTCTATGTCAGAGTCATTACCACCTGAAGATGTAACTTATATCATGAACAAAGCTTTGACTGCTCAACAAAAAGCAGTACAAAAGAACGAAGGCATGGTCGATAAATATATTGGTGATGCAATGATGGCTATATTCAATGCGCCTTTGGACCAACCAAACCACGAAACAAAAGCAGTCAGTTGTGCATTAGATATAATAAAAAATATGGAAGAACTAAACGAAGAACTGTCACAAAAAGGATTACCATCGATAGCCATAGGTATTGGGATCAACAGTGGTGAGGCTGTGATAGGCAATATGGGTAGTGCTTCTAGATTTGATTATACTGCTATAGGAGATGCAGTTAATACAGGAGCAAGACTAGAATCAGCTACCAAGGAAGCAGGGGTTGATCTTCTTATAGGAGAAACAACAACTATGTTTAATAAGCACGAAGGTTTTGAGTTCGTAGATGAGATCTCAGTCAAAGGAAAAGAAAAACCACTTAAAGTTTTTACTCTACATATTGAATAGCTGTGACTTCATCCTCAAGGTACTTATGTATGCCTTGTAATTTTATAGTGCCTTCACGAATAATCTTCTTAATAACGTAGGCATCGTCTTCATTTCTAAAAACTTTATCAACATCAGTGATGGGAAGTCCACCAAGATCAGATACTATGTTTCCTTTCACATCCAGTACAATTTTAAAAGTTAATAATGTTGCTTCCATTATACTATCTCACAAGCGCCTGCTGTACAGGCTAGTTCTTTCGTGTTCTCAGTCATGTCTTCCTTTTCATAATCTGTAATTAAATCCCAATCAATTTCATGTACAGTCTTTTTCATCCATTCATTATATTCGTCTTCAAATATTTCTTGATAAGGTGCTTGTTGATACGAGTGATCTGCATACGGAAGGAACGAAACTCCTGATATTCTATCGAAGTTATCCCATACCCATGCACCAACCTTCAACCATTCAGATTCTCTAACAGAGATGGTAGCTGATGGTTTGTGTTCGCACCAATGATCTTGATAAAGTTTCCAAATTTCTAAATGCTCTATGGCTGATAGATCTATTCTTGTTAAAGACTTACTAGGAGACTTAATAGGAAAGTAAAACACTAAGGTATGTTCAGGCTTAGTAATATCATCTTCGTGATACACTCCTTGATCAACCATCAACTGTGCAATAGGATCTTTCTTATCGGCACGAACAGTCCTTAAATAATATTCGCTATGTCTTGTATGTATTCCACTAGCACTATCAACCAACTGACTAACAGTTCCACTAGGTTTAACACAAGTAATTGCTACGGATTGTTTGATTCCTAATTTATTTGCCCACTCTTTATTCTTAGCGACAGATACATTTTTAAAGTTTTGTAATCTTCTTGGTAAGTTATCTCCTTGATACATCTTTGTATTATCCATAATGCCTGTAAGAGACACACCAAGAAGAGCTTCTTCTTCTGTGTTGTCTTTCCAAGCCTTTGTTAAATATCTAAAGTTAGTTAATGTTGCTTGGAAAGTACCAAGAATAGTAGCCAGTTCTACTTTTCTTTCTAAGCTTTTCCAAGTATCTTCAGGTCTAACAACAACTTCTGTTAAATTACAGAACTGTTTATTGCGTAGTATGATTTCACTGCATGGATTACATCCAAAGTCTTTGTAATCTTCTCGTCTTCCATTCTTAGCAGCTTGTTCTTCAGCAGCTTGACGATTAAAAATACCACGTTCACCGCTTTTAGATTCATATAAAGATAGCCACTCTTTCATGAATGCGCCCATCTCTGCTGAGTCTGTATATGCTACTGAGTTATTAGACAATGCTCTGTGTTGACTATGCTCCCACCAAGAACCTGATTTAGCATTGCGCATACGCTCGTCTGAGAGGTTGCTGAGTGAGATCAAAGCGCTACGTCTAACACCACCCACCACAACAACTTCTGCGATCTTACACATCAAATCATGACAATCAATTGAAACAAGTTTCTTTTGGTTTTTACTGAGTGCATCTTTAAAAATGTTAATAGTAAAATGCATGAGATCATCTAAAGGTGCTGGACCACTGGCACGACCACCAAAGGTTTTAAGTCTTGCGCCTTGAGGTCGAATATTACTCAGATCCCATTGAGGAATATGTCCTGCATAAAGCAAAGACATGAGTTCTTTATAAGCTTTAGCCCATCCAATCTTTGAATCAGCTACTTTAATTATAGTATCTGTAGGATGTAGTTCTTCAGGAAGATCAGGAAGTTTATTTATGTACTGTCTTTCAACACTAAAGCCAACACCTGTGCCACACATTAGTATATAAAGTGTTTCATCAAAAGCTCTAGGTGTATCAACAGCAACATAACTGCAGTTGAATCCTGCTACGTTGTCTCGTTCTAAAGCTGTACCTGCTGACATTAAAGCTCTCATGCTCGGCATAATTTCTAAATTAAGAACTGCTTGTTCTAGTTCTTTTCTAATTTTAGATATGTCTGTTTTGTTATTCTTTTTTAAATGATCTTGCATAAAGTCAAAGTATCTTGCAACTGTCTCTTGCCAAGTCTCTCGTCTTCCTGTATCTTCGTTCCATCTAGCATATCTGCTAAGATGTATGAACTCTTGATAAGTTGTAGGTAGTTTAGTTTGTTCCATTTCTTTCCTTGTTTAATAATATTTCTTTTAGTTTTGTTTCGTACCAATCTGCTTTATCTAAGTCTTGTACTCCATTCTTGTATCTAAATCTCCAACGATACTTCAATGAGTTTCCTCTTAGATAACCAATAAATTCTTCGTGTGTTAGCATGGCTTCAATAGCTTCAATGCATTCTATCTTGCCGTTGTTGTAGTGCGGTGGATGATTAACTAAATCTTCATCCATTATCTTATGTGCTTGTTCCATTAGTTCTTCCATTTATTTACCCTCTTTCTTTGTATATTTCTTTTTAACTCTTTCGCTGATAGGTACTGGATTTCCATATTCATCTATACGAACAAACTTCATATCAGTATTGACTACGATCTCTTGTGAGTCTGTTCTTACATTATGTCTTCTTGCTTCGATGTTGAGTGTAATACTAGACCTACCAACTTTTCTTACTTTTCCCCATATCTCTATAAGCTGTCCTGATTTAACAGGTCTTCTGAACTCCATCTTCTCAACCAATACTGTAACAACTCTTGGTGAATTACAAATTCTAGAAGCCATTGATGCACCTGCTTCATCCAACCAAGACATCATGTGACCACCAAATAAGTTATCATGATAGCCTAAGTCTCCTTCCTTACACATCTTTGTACTAATCAGTTTCATCTTTCCATTCTTTAGGTAAACTCTCGGTGCTATACCACCTGAATCCATTCTTTGATGCCCATTCAGCGTGACTTCTTTTTGTTCCATCTCTTCTCATCTTTGCATTAGGCATAGGTGCTGAAGGATTAGAAAATAAAAATACTAATTCACAATCCTCTGGCAGTATCTCTTTAATCCATTTGTATTTATTGTATTCAGCATAATCCCAAAATCTTCCCTTTGCTTCTAAGTATATAACCTTACCTTCTAAGATGCGAATAAAATCAGGATGATATTTATGTGGAATAGAATACTCTATGATTCCTTTGTGGTGTTCCCAATGTTGAAGTTCTTCTTGATGTAGGTCATACTCCCATTTAGAATCATAACCTTTGGGTAATCCTTTTTCAATTGGTCTTTTCTTTCTTGGTTTTCTTTTTGGCATCAGTGTACTGTTTCATCTGTTGGCATATCCATACCAAGTTCTCTTAGGTTTATTTCGTTCTCTAATAAATCAATTAACTTTGTTAGTAATACTGTATCTATTTCTTGAAGTTCTGCTCCTGAAAAAAGAACACCTCCAATTGCGATAATCAATTCATCTAAAGGAATAGCATTAACATCTATTTCTAAAGTGTCTTTTGTTTTGTCATTTGTCATATTCATAAGTCGTATATATTATTTTGTATTGTATCGAATGCTCTTTGTTCTCTGTCTAAATCTTTTTGTAGTTGCTCAAAGGTTAGATCAGGGTTTCGCTTAACTCTTTTATAAATCCATTTAAGAGAATAAGCACTGAGTAAAAACTTTCTGTTTGCGTATATATGGGTCTGGTCAGAAAGATACGACTCAATGTTATCAACATTAATTTCTTTTCCGTCTTCTTCATTTGGAAGTATGTTGCGCAACCAATCAACTAATATCTGTTTACCTTTTAGTCTTAGTCTCTTAGCTCTTTTGCCATTCATTCGTAACCTCTTCTACTCTTGGTTGTTTAACTACAGTCGTAAAAAATGCTAGGTTTTTCGCATACTTAAATACTCTCAAACCTTGTCCGTTGTTTGAATCTTTATGACATGTGAATTTATGACGACAGTAGATGCACTGTTTAGGAAGCTTCATGTTCCCTGATTTACCGTCAGGTATAGGATTATAGCACATACTAGGCGGATTGTCAAGCTTTAATTCTCTTTTTAATTTAGCGATCCTGTGTTTGATGTTTGGTTTATCCATTTCTGCTGGAATTAGAAGAGCAAGTTCTCCCGTTTCTTTGTTGATTGCTAAGAAACCTCCGTTGTTTGTACCTTCGCTTGCTTCATAACCTGCAAGTTGCGCCATATAACCAAACGGATCGTCTTCAGGCAGTGTTCCATTTCTAAATTTCTGGAAAGCAAAACCTGAAGCTGACTTAACATCAACAACTTCTCCGTCTATGATACAATCCATGTGACCAAGCACACCTGATACCTTGACTTCTTTTTGTTCTCCTTCAACTTTATGTCCTGCTAAACGAACCAACATCAATACGACTTCTTCTAAGATATGTCCATACAGAAACTTAATCTGTGTTGAAGGTTTCATAGGCAATGGTTCATCTTCTGATTTAAAGTCATACCAAAGCTGACGATTTGGTTTACCTACATTAGACATTCTCAAAGTTTCTTTCTTTCTTTCGTAAGGCTTTGCCCATTGAAGAAGAATATCTTTCATGGCATTGCCAAATTCTTCAGCATCTTTTTCAGATATGTCTAGTGCTTTGCCGTTACTAAGCCCATCAAGTTCTTTGTAGATGTCTCCTATTAATGTATTTAATTTTTTCATAGTTTTACTGGTAGCTTTTCTATAATTTGTTGAGCAGTATTTCTATCTGTCTTAAACCATTCTCCGTTATGTTCTTTAACAATCTTTTTAAGTTCTCGCATAACTTTTGTTTCTGCTTTTCTTCTGTCGTTAAATCTTCTTGAATAGATAAGTTTATAATCTCTATGTGGACTGCTTGTTTGATAACCATTACATCTGTCTTCTGCATCAACAGCCATACCAATCTTGAGCCAACCATCAAAAGAAGGATTAGCTATTATATATACATAACCTTCTGTAGTTTTTTCATATCCTTTTAAAGATGAGAAAGCAGCGCCTTCAAATGTTTTATATCTTCCTGCTTTGTACAGAGGATGAGACTTAGGTATGTATTTTCCATTAACAAACATGCGTGTATTGTTTTTCTTTTCATGTGAGTTTACTCGTCTTCTTCCGTCTGCTTGTCCAACGTACCACCATTCTCCGTCTTCAAATCTTATGTTTTTTGTTTTAGTGTGTTTCACTCCAGTCATCTCCTACTTTATATTCGGCATCTAATGGACACCTCATGTTATAATAATCTCCTGCATCTTCAATTGCTTTGACTGCAAGAGAACCAAAATCTTTAGCGTGGTCTTCTCTAACTTCAACTTGCCACTCGTCATGTATGTTTGCAACAAACTTATAATCTAAATTGTTTTTAGTTGCTTCTTTATCTAACATGATCAATGCTCTTTTCATTACGATTGCTCCACCGCCTTGTAGTAAACTATTCAGAGAAGCGTGTGCGTTTCTTATAAATATCTTTCTACCATCTATTCCTTTGAGATAACCTTTTGCCGATGCTTTTGTAACTCTCTCTCGAAGTCGTTTAAATGAAGGTTGATTAGCAAAGAAGCGTTCCTTAAGTCTAGCTCCATCTTCTTTGCTTCCTCCAACCACTTGTCCAATTTTGGTATCTCCTGCTCCGTATAAGAGTGCATAGATGAAAGTTTTTGCCTGATCTCTTGATTGAAGTCCTGCAGTTTTTTGATTCCTTGTATGGATATCTCCGTTAATAATTTCATTTGTAAATTCCTCGTCTTTCATATAATGTGCTAACATTCGTAGCTCCAACCCTGAAGCATCAATGCCTACTAATTTATTTCCTTTTTTAACTGTCCAACAAGACCTACATTCTTCTCCGTAAGGACTCTTAACAGAAGGAACTTGAGCCATATTGGGATTACGATGGGTCATTCGACCTGTGATTGTGCCGTTAGGTATCACAAACCCATGTACTCTTCCATCATCTTCAACAAACTTGATCCAAGATTCTACTTGAGCAATTCTTTTCTGAAGAAGAAGATACTCTGCAATAAGTTGAGCTTCAGGTATGTCTGTTATTTTATGTAGAACTTTCTCGTCAACAATCGGTTGCCCTGTCGGTGTAAATTTCTTAGGCTTCCAACCAAAGTCTTGTAAGTATTCTCCAATTTGTTTTCTTGATCCTAAATTAAAAGGGATCTCGTATGTACGAATAACAAAAGGTTCTCCATCTAATAGATGTTGTAGTTCATCGTCAAGAAGTTTTGTTCTCTTTTTTGTTGTTTCATTCTGAGCCATACGACCTAACTTACCACTCTTTAAAATAATGGGTGTCAGTTTTTCTTTCATTACTTTAGGCTTGAAAGTTTCGTGTACTTCTTCCTCAACCTCATTCATTCTTTTATAAAGACTGGCTAATAAACTCTCGGCTTTTGTTTGATTAAACTCGAAGCCATCCTGTTCTTGTTCTTTTAATATTAAACTTACTCCTTGTTCTAGACGTGCGCTTTCTTTTGAAAATCCTGCCGACTCTTGTTGAATAAGTCTATGATAAACTTGAGTATTAAGCTTAACATCTCTAACACAGTAGTCCATCATCTCTTCAGAGTATTGTGAGTAGTCTTCAAACTCAATCTTATTGTAGTTAAGTTTGTATCCCCACATCTCTAAGCTATGTCCTCCCTCTCTTACTGGATTGAATAGTCTAGACAATACAAGCGTATCAATTACTTTCTTGTTTGAGAGATCAACTCCTGTTAATTTTTTAATAACAGGAATATCAAACCCTATAATGTTATGCCCTAATAACACGTCTGCTGATTTCAATAACTCAAGACCTGACTCTAACTGGTGAGGAGCAAACCGATAGATTTTGTTAGAATCAAGATCTTGAGCCACGATACACCACAGTTTTGTGGCTTTCAAATCGTCTGTTTCAATGTCAAATACAAGCTTAAGCATAGTCATCAAACTCTATGTCTTTACCATCGTCTTCATAATCTTCTGTTGGAATCTCATTTAAACGACCTGTATCTCTGTCGTAAAGAAGCCGACAAGCCAGACCAACATCACCTGTGTATCTTGATTTCAATACACGAAGCTGTGTTGTATTGGATTCTTGAATATCCTCTGCTTGTTGATTTCTTTCTAATGCGATTACACAATCACTTAACTGTGCAATAGATTGACTACCTCTCAAATGACTTAGACTTACTTGGACTCCATTCTCATGTCCTTTGTTGCCGTCTACTCGTCTAAGGTGAGACACTAAGATAAGTCCTGCACCTGTTTCTTCGCAAATAGATCTTAACTTTGTCATAATAGAATCAATAGCTCTTCGTTCATCTCCTTCGTACATTGCACTAACTAACATGTGTAAGTGATCGACCACTACCCATTTACAACCACAACCAACAATCATGTATCTTAGTTTAGAGAAGATGTCTTCGATAGAGTTCGTTCCGAAATGTGCATGTACCCATACACGATTCTCATTCTTTCCGTTATAAAGTATATCAAAGTAATCATTGATTTCTTCTTTAGAAAGCTGTTCTAATTCTTGTTCAATGTATAGTCTCTTGTTGGCTTCGATAGATAGGATACCACTGATGGTTCTGTTAGGATCTTCTTCTAAAGCAATGATACCTACATTATCTTCTGTGTTTTTAATGAGCCAATGTTCTAGTTCTCTAGTGACTGAAGACTTACCCAAGCCTGTACCACCTGTAAAGGTGACAAGTTCTCCTTGTCTCAAGCCATACAGTTTCTTGTTGAGTCCTTCATAAGGATAAGGAACGCTCGCTTTCTTTTCTCTTGTAAAGAACTTATCTTTAAACTCTGATACATTAATAACACCTGCAGGAGTATAAGTCTTTGCTGACCACCATGCTTGACTAAATGCGTTTCCTTTGTTGGCAATCAACATATCATTTGGATCATTGAACTGTTCAGGTAAGGTCATGATCTTTGCTTTGCTTGGAGTAAATAACCTAGCAACTTTCTTTGATGCTTCTTTTCCTGCTTTGTCGTTGTCAAAACAAATGACGATGTTATCAAAAGATTCTAAAAACTCTAGGCTTTCTTTGACATCTTTGACTGCGCCTGAAGCACCTCGTTTGATAGATACGACTGCCCATTTTGATCCAAGCATTTCGTAACCTGCCATTGCATCACACTCACCTTCAACAAGAGTAACATACTTACCGCCACCACTAAAGAGTTGCTCTCCGAATAGACCTGCCTCTGTAGTAGCGCCAGTCCAACTAAAGTTTTTAGATATTCCGTCATGGCTTTTGTATCGTACCTTTGTAGCAACCATTTGATTGCCTGAATAAAAAGGATAGATGTGATCACCTGTTGCTTCGACAACTTTAACTCCGTACTTAATAGCTGTTGCCTTAGATATTTTACGATCTGTTAAGTCTGTGAATGTTCCGTTGGAAGGAACGCTTAACTTATTTCTGTGATCTTTTATTTTAGATACAGTGGTTGTTTTTCTTTCTAATCCTTGAGACTCACATGCCTTGTCATAATCGTGGAAGTGTGTGTCGCAACTAAAACAGTGCGCTGATCCGTCTTTGTTCTTACCGACTGGATCTGATCCACCACACTCAGGACAAGGCAGTTTGTATTCATCCCAATTTGATCCTTCATGATCTGTCATCATTTGTTTTGCTCCTTCTCGTTATTAAAATCTGTGGTAGTTTTTTAGTTCCGAAGATAACTACCAACTCCTCCAACAGCAACATAACTATCGGTTTTTTAAGTGCCTGTCAACACTAGTTTGTAAGTAAACTAAACTCCTGACCCTAGGATTTTAAGTCATACTCTCAGGACTGATGACTTGATAAAGCGTTGTTCATTAACAGGATTTATACTTTAAATGCTATCCTCTTTTCCGCATACTTTATCTTTTATGGCTTGAGTTTTAACATGTCTCATTTAACTCACCACGTGAATCAGTGAGTACCATAGTTGTTAGTCCTCTTCAGGAGGAAATGCATCTGTCTCTTCGATGTCAACTTCAGGAAGTGCTACTTCAGCGCCATCACTGTTGACTATATCTACGATTCGGTTAGAAAAGAAATTGATACTTGCTTGTATCTCTTCCAAATCAAGAGTCATGTTAGCCTTCTTCTGATTGAGTCTTTGAAGTCTACCAAAGATGGCTTGTCCTTCTTCAGGTAAATCATCTACAGATATTTTTACTCCATCGATCTCAATATAAGGCATCTCGTTTTGTAATTCTTCGTTCATATTGTTCTCCATTTTAAATTAAAATTCGTCATCGTCAAAGTCGCTTTCACCGCCACCACCTGTATATTCAACAAGGTCAATGATCTTTACTTTGACTAGATCAAGTCCTTGAAACTTACCATAGGAGTTATCAACTGCCCACTCTCTATACTTGACTAATACTCTTGAGCCATTACCTACAGTCAGGTCAACTTGCTCTCCGTTAGCATCGTATAGTTTGGGTTTGATATTAGGTGTTCCGTCTTTACGACTTACCTTTCTTTTAATCATAACGGCTCTGCCTTCGTAATGATCGGAAGTTTTTTGGCTTCCGTCTTTTTTCTTAGCTGTTCCGTTAATAGTAGGGAAACCCTTTGCTTCTAAATCATCTGCTACTGCATCATCAATGACCAGTTCTATTTGATAAACTGGTTCAAAGGTAGTGCTAGGCACAGTGATGTTAGCCCAATAAGCAATTCCTTCTACTGTTTTAATACTGTTATCCATAATTATATATTTACCTCATTGTTGTTAGATTAAACTTGACAGGCATTATACCACATCTTGTCATAAATGTCAAGTCTTTTTTTTCGTTCTGGATAATAGGGAGTAAAGAAAAGTGCGCTGGTTTTTTTCGAGCCATCAGAAAAACCAACTAGAAAAACTAATCTGTTCTGGACAGAACGGAACTCACCTCGTAGTTGTTGAATCAAACCACAAAAAGAAAAAGTGTGGGCAAGATTCCGTTGGGTCTTATTGTTTTTTACTTTTATATTATCCATCTGTTAGTATAAGTCTTTATTAAGTTCTTGTCAAGTATTATTTTTAGTGGTCCACCAATCGGGCTTGGCTCTGCCTTGTTCCCATTTAGCATAATGCTTTTCGTTGATACAGTAATCACGATAGGCTTGAATAGGATCATACAATCTTTTGTATTTGTCAGGCATAGCCTGTGCAACTGGTGTCATAGTTTTTAAAGGTATGTTGTTTGGCGGTTCAGACAAAAGAATATACAAGTCATTTACGCTTTTATGTTTTTTATTGTAGCGAAAAGCATACTCATCACCTAATGCTAGGAAATGTCTAAGAAGCCAATAATAATTTTCACTGGTTTCTCTTGCCCAAACAGTGCAAGGATGATTCCAGTAAGCTCTCTTGTATAAACCTACCTTGTCTGCATACTCATCACCATCTAACTCTCGGTGTGCTGTGCATAACATCTGTGCTGTTTCTAAGGGCATCTTGACTAACATCTTATCAGGCTGTGCTTTAGCTGAAGCTACTGGACAGTCATAAAAATAAAATATGTTCATCTTAATATCTCTCTACTTCATAGACTTCTGTTTCGTTGGTGCAATGTTCGTATCTTTGAACCTGATCTCCGTCAAGCCAACGATCTCTTGCATCTTCTTCTGACTCTGCTTCGACTTGATATTCTTCATACCAATGTCCGATTACTTTAACATGAACGCTGTAAGTTTCCATTTGTTTTACTCCTTCTTTATTTATTTCTTTTAGTATAATCATAGTGATAGACTTTGGGATTATCTAAACCATTAACAATCTTTATTCTACCTAATCCATGCATCTTAAACTTAGCCTTATTAAGTAATTCATAATCATTATTATTATTTAATCTAATCACTACTGACATGTCTTTAAACTGTCTTAGATAATCTCTAGCTGTTTCTATATCTTTTAGGTTTAGGTTTAGTCCAGTCCAATTATAATTATCATTCATTTGTTTTACTCCTTTGTGAAGTTAGAGGGTATCATAGTTTAGATCAAAAGTCAAGCATTATTTTTTATTTAACTGTTGTATTTTTCCAACACTTCTTTTAATTTAAAGACTCTGAAGGTTTCTCTTTCTAAGTTTTCTTCTTTGTAAACTCCCAAGTAATAATCTCCAGTCATACCATCTCTAAATACTTTTAGGTCGTAGTCCTCAAAGACTTCTATGAAGTTGTTAAATGCTTCTTGATTCATAACGATCCTCTAATATTATTTCTAAGATAACATCTAAGTCATCGTCTGCATGTAAATTTTTAGAGTATGCAATCTCATTGATTTCTTTTGAAAGCTTACCTGCATTTAGTTCATCTTCAATATCTTCGTAGATATTCTCAATGATCATTTCGTTTATTAAGTGGCTCATAGTTCCTCTCCATTATAAAATTCATCTACATAATCTGCTATGCTATCAGTAGAAAATCCTTTAGAAATCAATAAGTTATGTTGTCTTTCTAATTCATCTTCTAGATCGTAGCTCATGCCATTCAGATAATATAAATCGTTTTCGTCTTGGTAATCGTTGTCGTTAAATTCGTAAGTCATTTTATTTTACTCCTTCTATCCATTGTTCAAATTGTCTAGTGCTTTTTACACTACAGATTTCTAAAATTATTCTGGCTCTAACAGTTGGAAAATTAGTCTTTAAAATTTCATTTTCTAACTCATGATTTAACCATTTTAATTTCTTCATATGTAGTTCAGTATTAGCTTTGATTTTCATTATTGTGATCCTCCACTATGTTTCCATTGATTAAAAAATGTTTCTCTTACCCAGTCAATAACCTTTTCTTTATCTTCTTCTGATCTAAATTTAGCTTCAACAAGTAAAGGCTCCATTTCATTTGCGTATTCGTTTAGTTTTTTAAAGTCTTTTCTTACATCTAAGTATCTATTATAACTCATTGTCATAGTCCTCCTCCGTTTCTCTTTCCATCTCATCTAATCGATAAGACATTAGTTCTCTTAGCATTTCATCTTGGTTGAGCCTGTTATGGATCTCATCCTCAATAAACTTTTGTTGTTCTGCCTTTGTCCATGTTAAGCCCAGTCCAAGCATCGTTTCCATCATCTTCTCAGCCTTTTGCCGTGCTTGTAGCTTGATCAAAGCCGTGTTTATTTTTTTATCTATTGGTTCATTCATTATCAGACACCTCCTCCTTACAAACATTACAAGTCATTACTATCGTTGGTTGTTCCCCTATTAAAAGCGAGCCACAATCAGGACAAGATAGAGTAGAGTTCTCCAGTTCAAAACACTTTAGACATAAAGTTCCTTCGTCTGTGTTGATCACATAAAAGTCCTCAACATCTGTAGTTTTTTCTGAATACTCATCTCCACAATGAACACAAGTCCAACCATCAGGATAGGCATGAACAGCTTCTTCTTTAAATAATACTTTACTCATCAGACACCTCCTCCTCTAAAAAGTTTTCTATTATTGTTAGTTGATCTTGAATATGCTCGACATCTTTTTGTAGTTCCTCTCCATACACAGCATCAAATAAACAGGCAACAGATATACTTGCTTCTTCAACTGCTTCTTTTACTTTACTCATCACTAGACACCTCCTCTAAATCATCAGGGTTAGAAATACACTCCCAATCACCTCCATTAGCATCAACTTCGTCAGTAGTGCCACCACCACTTAAAAAGATATCAACTGCTTCTTCATAACTGTTAGCTATAACCTCTGTTTCTTCTGTTATTGTTAATGTATTACTAAATATGTATTCTTTGTTTCTCTTACTCATCATCTTCACCTTGTTTCCAAGCTTCTTGCCTAAGTTTAAAAGCATCTGTTTCTGCTTTATCTGTATTTATAAATTTAGAAAGGCTTGTATCCCCCGCTACCCTAACCCATATTTCACGCCTACTTAAAAGTTCAAGTAAATCACATACAGTTTCTACCACTAAAACATCACTATTTTGTTTATCAACAGTTATGCTCATCAAACACCCCCTTTATTATCTAACTTCATTAAAAGTTCAGCTATATAAACAGCTAAATCATAATCACTTTCTAATGCTTCCATAGTTTCTTCTGCATCTTGCATATAGTTTCGAGACTGATTATTGTTTTCATCAGACACCTCCTCAACATGATCTATATCGATTTCACCCATAATAATCTCAACATCTTTTTGATTAAAAGGATTTTCTCTTATTCTTTTCTTAGCTTCTTCTTTGTCTTTAGCTTCTACTATTCCTGAATAAGTAGTTATATCTTTATATTCAATTCTAAACTTCATACTCTTTCTCCCTATTTATTATAAACATTAATTAAACTTACTACAATGATACACAATCCTATCACACCTGTCAAGCTACTGAAGATTGGATCATCATAAAAGTAATACCATACAATTCCATTTGCAATGGTATACCAACCTATAAAATTGATAAGTAAAAAGCTTATCACTTTATCTATTTTTATTTTATGTATAGACATTTTTCGCTCCTCCATCCTGCATATTTAGCATCTAATAATTTATCGAATACTGTATTGACAGGTTTATTTCCTTTTCTTAAAAAATCTAAAGGCTTTATTTTTTTACCTGTTATTATATCATTTGAAGCATACGCTCCGTTTAATGTTTCTGAATCATATAATGCCCATAATAATTCTTGTGCTTCATCTTTTGTAAGTTCCATTTTTATTTTCATTTATACTCTCCTAATAATTCGTCTGTTCTTTGTTCGATAAATTGCCAACGATCAATCTTACTGTCGTGTTTAAACTTGCTTGAATCTTTGATGGCTTGTTTGAGTGCTGACAATCTTTTTTTTCTTTTTAGTTTTTTCATATTGTGTAAATCCTTTCATAGTTTCAGTCAATAGTCAATAGTTAAATTGTAAGCCATTGATTTATAAAGATATTTATTTTACTTTACCTGTCATAATCATATATAACTTGCGCATTCTATCGTTATAACTTTTAGTTATATGTTGCTAGTATTCCTAATATTCCTATTACAAATGCTATCGCTATTGCTATTATAAATGCTGTTTCTGCCATCTTATCTACTCCTTCTATATTGTTTAGTTTCTTTTATTCTCATATAGTTTTTTTGTGGGTTGTTGGTGTAGTTTCTTCGTGGTCTTTCTTGTATCGATCTAAAGCCACTTGACTGATTACCATATCCCAACATCATTAATATCTCTTTTTCTATTGGTGTCATTTATACCTCCTCTAATAGTTTGTTAAATGTTTCGCTGTCTACTCTGATAGAATGATCCCTGTTGATCCAGTTTAAGTGCTTTCCTGTCGTATTACCCCAGTAATTCTCCATGATAACAAGCCCTGTATTTCGACTTCTGAAGGCTACTAAAGTATCATAGCTAAAATAATAGTCATTATTATAGTTATCTGTGAAGCCTTGAGTATGTCCTCCATAGTTGCTACTTGAGTAGTTGCCATAGTTCCATTTTTTAACGATGTTATTTTTGATTTGATTCATTTTTATATTCCTTTTTTTTAAGCTTGCCCAGAGCGATTCGAGACTGTATCAGATGCGAAGGATCATATTTGGAA